TTCCATTTTTGGCCTGGCTTATGGGTTCTAGGTATTTTTTCTAACATTTCGTTATTTTGTCCTTGCCCACTTGCCCCAGTTTAACCTATACATCTTGGCATACTGATTACTGACGCGCTCCGAAGGGGTCGGCATTCAATTTCATGGGCGGCACGGCGGGCTTTTTGGGCTTTGCCCGCCATGCGATGGCATGCGTCTCGAAATCTCCGGCGCGGCATCACGAATTATTGATTGCGAAGCTGGATTCGGTGGCGGAGGGCGTCTGTGACCGGCTGATGGTGCAGATGCCGCCGGGGTCGGCGAAATCGACCTACGGGTCGATTTTGTTCCCGGCCTATTTCCTGGGGCGGCACGCGGGCAGCCAGATTATTGCGACCGCGCATACGGCGTCGCTCGCCGATTATTTCGGGCGGCATGTTCGTGACACCGTGGTGGCGCATGGCGATGTGCTGGGCCTGGCGATGGCGCGGGCCAGCCGGGCGGCGGCGAAGTTTTCCGTGCAGGGCGGGGGCGAATATTTTGCCGCCGGCGTGCGCGGGCCGATTACGGGCAGGCGGGCGGATCTGATCCTGATCGACGATCCGGTGAAATCCTGGGCGGAGGCGGAGAGCGAGACGCTGCGCGATGGGTTGTATGATTGGTATCGCGCGGAGCTCACGGCGCGGTTGAAGCCGGGCGGGCGGATCGTGCTGATCATGACGCGCTGGCACGAAGATGATCTGGCCGGGCGGTTGCTGGCAGCGGAGCCGGCCTGGACTTGCCTGAAGCTGCCGGCGATTGCGGGGGATGCGGATGCGATGGGCCGCCGGCCGGGCGAGGTGCTGTGGCCCGAATGGCAGGATGCGGCTGCGATGCAGCGGCGGCGCGTTGAGGTGGGCGAGCGGGCCTTTGCCGCGATGTATCAGCAGGACCCGCGCCCACCGGAGGCGGCTTTGTTCAAGGCGCGCAATGTCCGCGTGGTGGCGGAGGCGCCGGATTGTGTTCGCACGGTGCGGGCCTGGGATCTGGCGGCGAGCCTGCCGGGGGCGGGGCGAAACCCGGATTATACGGTGGGGTTGAAATTGGGCATGACGGCGCAGAACGGGTTGATCGTGCTCGATGTGATCCGGCTGCAGGCATCCCCGGCGCAGGTTGAGGCAAGGATTCTGGCGGCGGCGAAGGCTGACGGTATGGCGACGATTTTGGCGTTGCCGCAGGACCCGGGCCAGGCGGGGGCGGCGCAGATTGCGATGCTGAGCCGCAGCCTGACGGGCTTTCATATTGTGGCGACGCCCGAGACCGGGGCAAAGATCACGCGGGCGATGCCGGCGGCAACGCAGGTGGATGCGGGGAATTTGAGCCTGCTCGCCGCACCTTGGAATGAGAATTTTCTCGCGGAATTATCGGCGTTTCCGGATTCCGCGAAGGATGACCAGGTGGATGCGCTATCGCGCGCCGTGAACACGATGGCGACGACGCAGGGGCAGCCGGCGCGGCGGGTGAATGTGCCGTTGGTCGGGCGTTAGCGTTCGATTCGAGCCAAGCGATATTGATCCGGAGGCTGAATGTTTGAGACGATTTGCGACACGGTGCCGAAAGACGGCGCGATGCCGGCGCGGGTGGCGCGGCTCGATATTCTAAGCCGCGTGCTGGATGGGACGATTTATGACAATCTGCCCTATCAGTTTCATGAAGAACGCAACGGGGCGGGCGAGTATGTGCCGCTGCGCATGCGCAAGCCCTCCGTGCGTTATGGGTTGTGCCGCATTGTGGTGGAGGATTCGGTGGCGTTGCTGTTCAGCGCCGGGCATTTTCCGGCGGTGGAATGCGCGGATGCGGAACTGGCGCGGCATTTGGCGGATATCATCTCAGAATCCGGCCTGAATGAGACGATGATTGATGCGGCGATCCGCGGTTCGGTCGGCTCGGTGGCGGTGTTGCTCCGGGTGTTGCAGGGGCGGGTGTTTTTCTCGGTGCTGGAAAGCCGGTATTTAACGCCGGTGTGGCGCGCAACGGCGCCGGATACGCTGCTTTGCGTGACCGAAAAATACAAGGTGTCCGGCGCGGATCTTGCAGTGCAGGGCTATGAGAATGTTGATCCGGCGGCGATGTACTGGTTTCAGCGGGTTTGGGATGATGCGGCGGAGATATGGTATCTGCCCTGGGCGGTGAATGATCCGCTTGCGGTGCCGGCCCGCGATGAGGTGCGAAGTGTGGCGCATGGCTTGGGCTTTGTGCCGATGGTGTGGATCCGCAATCTGCCGGGTGGCGATGGGGTGGATGGGGCTTGTACGTTCCGCGCCGCGATCGAGACCAATATCGAGATTGATTATCAGCTCAGCCAGGCGGGGCGGGGGCTTAAATATAGTTCGGACCCAACCTTGCTGATTAAAGAGCCGGCGACCAGCGATTCCGAGATTGTGAAGGGCGCCGGCAATGCCTTGGTGGTTTCCGAGAAGGGCGATGCGAAGCTGCTGGAGATTGGGGGAACGGCGTGCGAGGCGGTGATCTCCTATGTTCGCACCTTGCGGGAATTCGCACTGGAGAGTCTGCATGGCAACCGCGCGAGTGCGGACCGGTTGACGGCGGCGCAGTCCGGCCGGGCGCTGGAGTTGATGAATCAGGGGTTGATCTGGCTCGCGGATAATTTGCGGATTTCCTATGGCAATTCCGGCATTCTGGCGTTGATGAAAATGGTGGTGCGGGCCTCGCAGGTTTTTCCGCTCTGCGTGATGGGCGAGATTTTGCCAGCACTCGATGCGACGCAACGGCTGAGCCTGCGCTGGCCGCGCTGGTATCCGCTCTCGGCGGATGACCGGCTGAAGGAGGCGCAGGCGGTGGCGTTGCTCACCAACGCCGGGCAGCTCTCGCGCGAGACGGCGGTGAAGTCGATTGCCGCCGCGCATAGCATTGCCGATGTGACGGCGGAACTGAATGCCATTGATCAGGATGCAGCATGACGGATGAGCATAGCGATTCAGACGATTGGAAAATTCGCGCGGAGCTCGCCGAAGCCGCACTCAGCCGGGTGCAGAGCGAGAGCGATGCGCGGTTGATCCGCGCGGAGTTGAAGGCCGAGGCGCTGCGGGCGGGGATGGTGGATCTGGACGGGCTGAAGCTGCTGGATATTGCAGCGGTAACATTGAATGAGGCGGGTGAGGTGGGCGATGCGGCGGCGTTGCTCGCAGAGTTGAAGCGCGCCAAGCCCTGGCTGTTTGGCAAGGCCGCGTCCTCATCGGCGGCGGCGCATCCGCCACGGCCGGAGCCGCCGCGCCATCGCCATGCCAATGAGCTTAGCCATGAGGAATGGCTGGCCGCGCGGGCGGCGCTGCTTCGCCGGCGGTAGCGCGCGCTTCAGAAGTTTGATGATCTGAGCTTGATACGCGCCTGCGCGTTGGCCGAGCGGCTGGTCCGCTGGGAATCGTAGAATCACGCCATAACATGAAGGATGTTTGCCGATGGGTATTCAGAATTTTCCGGCTGCGCTGCAGCCAATCATTCAGCAGGGGTTTCTGGAGCGCGAATTCGAGACGGCGTTAAAATCGCGGCTTGGGTATCGCCTGATCGCGGACCGGGAAGAATTCGCGGTCGGCATTGGCGAGACTCTGACAAAGACGCGGGCCGGGCTGAAGCCGAGCGTGACCGTGCCGCTGGTGGCGGCGAACAATACGAATCTGGACAATGGGCTGACCTCCACCAACTGGGGCGTGGAGCAATATACGATTTCGTTGAATTTCTATGCGGCGACGCAGGATTTGAACATGGTGACGAGCCGTGTGGGGATCGCCAGCCAGTTTTTGCAGAATGCCGCGACAAATGGCGAGCAGGCGGCGCGCAGCCTGGATGAGCTGGCCCGCAATGCGTTGTTTGCGCCGTATTTCGGCGGCAATACACGGGTGATCACCACGCTGAGCGCTGCGGGCGCGAGTGTTGAGGTTGATGATATTCGCGGATTTCAGACGGTATTTTCGAACGGCGTGCAGCAGAGCGTGTCTGCGACCTATCCGCTCACGGTGACGGTGGGGGCGAATTTATATACGCTGGTGGGCGTGACGCCGGATGCGACCAATATGTCCACCGCGCCGAATGGCATCTCCGGGCAGTTGCTGTTCCAGGGCAATGTGAGTGTGGCGGATGCCACGGCGGGCAATGCGGTGCAGGCGGCAACGGCGAGTTCGATCGTGCGGCCGGCCAGCCGGAACACCACCGCCGCGCTGCAGGCGACCGATACGCTCAGCATGGGGAATTTGCTCGATGCGGTGGCGCTGTTGCGGCGCAACGCCGTGCCGCTCGTGGACGGTGTTTATAATTGCTATCTGGACCCGGTATCGGCGCGCCAGCTTTTCTCGGACCCGGATTTCAAGCAGCTGTTCCAGGGGGCGACGTCCGCCAATCCAGTGTTCCGCCAGGGCATGGTGAGTGATTTTCTGGGCCTGCGCTTCATCACCACCACGGAAGCCTATGTGCAGAGCCATCCGAGCATTCAGAATCTTTATGTGCGCAGGCCGATCGTTTGCGGGCAGGGCGCGCTGATCGAGGGGGATTTTGCGGGCATGGCGGCGGATGACGTGGCGCCGAAGGATAGTCTGGTGAACATCATCGACAATGTGGCGATGGTGACGCGCGAGCCGATTGACCGGCTGCAGCAGATCATCGCGCAGAGCTGGTATTGGATCGGCGGGTTCTGCGCGCCCTCTGATACGACCACGACGCCGACGACGGTGCCGACGGCGACCAACGCGAATTACAAGCGGGCCGTGATGATCGAGCATATCGGTTAAGGAGGGGCGCGCATGTCAACAGGTTCAACGCAACCGTTCCGGCCGGCGGGGACGGCGACGGCGAGTGCTTCCACCACGGCGCGCACGGTGGCGCTGGTGGGCGGAGGCAATGCGGTCCTGGTGTATAATGCCAGCAGCGCCACCGCGTTTTTCAGGCTGGGCGGGGCGACGGGGCTGACGGCGACGAGTGCGGACACGCCGGTGCCGGCGGGGGCGCGCATGCTGGTGGGCGGCGGGCCGTTTGTGAATAACGCGGCCGTGGTGCTGAGTGCCGGCTCCGGCACGGTGTATTTCACGCTGGGCGATGGGGACACGTACTGACATGTCCGGCAGTGCGCCTTCGGCGTTCAGCGATGGGCAGAAAGCCGATATTCGCAGGTTCTGTGGCTATCCGGCCTATGGCGCGGGGGCTGCCGGTTTCAACGGCTGGCGATTTTTCCAGGCGTATGGAACGCTTGAGTACCGGATGAATCATCTGGCCCCGGCGGAGGTTGTGGTGACGCTGCAATATCTCGCGACGCTTGCGACGTTGGAGGCCGCGATTCCGGGAACCTCCGATAATCTCGATACCGAGGCGGCGGCGGCCTGGACGCATAATGCCGATGAGCTGCGCGACCGCACGAACCTGCTGGATAATTGGC